GTACACATTAACGGTTACTACGAACCTTAATGCCATGATTGAATCTTTATCGGGACTTTTGAATACCGCTCTAGCTATTGCCCTTGGAGTTATCGGTTGGATTATTAAACGCATGATCGAACGCTTAGACCTTGGTGAGAAACGGATGACTAAGATAGAGGTAGAGTTAGCTGCTCAACGGGAAAGAGATAGAGCTGTTGAAGCACGGATAGCCAAGGTAGAGGAAGCACTTAAAGAAGTTCACACTAAGTTAGATCGTATGATGGAGGTATTAGTAAAGAGATGAGTCTATATAGAAACATTAACAGAAGAAGGAAGCTAGGCATCAGCCGTAGCAAGAAGAAGTCTACCATTACACCCAAGGCTTACGCTAATATGAAGCGTGGGTTTCCAAAGAAGTAACGATGCCTTACTCACAATACACTCTTAAACAGAAACGCCTAGCTGCTATGGCAGGTGATCCCAAGAAGATAACACAAGCTGATGTTAAACGCATGAAGCTTGCAATTAGTCGTCGTGGCAAAAAAGCGTAAAGGTGTATCGTTATCCCTCGGTAGAGGTGAGAAGTCCCGTAAGGGTGGACTGACCGCTAAAGGCAGAGCTAAGTACAATCGTGCTACTGGTTCTAATCTGAAAGCTCCTCAACCTGGTGGTGGCCCACGGAAGCGTTCCTTTTGTGCAAGGATGTCTGGAGTAAAGGGACCAATGAAAGACAGTAAAGGTAGACCAACAAGAAAAGCTTTAGCGTTGCGTAGATGGAAGTGTTGATATGCCTCTGCGTCCTATAGTTCGACCACACCCGCTTGCGTTCCAGCAACGAACAGCAGCAAACAGCACTACTGTACAAGCAAAAGCTAACAAGGAAGAAGCGGAACAGTTGGAAACAAAAGTTACATCTTTAGAGAGTGATCCATTCTTTGTCACACTTGATGGAGGAGGACCAGTACTAGAAGACACTGATATATTTGACGGAGGAGCACCAGATGCCTAGTTTTACAAAGCGTATACAACTAAGAAGAGGAACTGCTAGTGAATGGAGTACCGAGAACCCTGTGTTACTTGAAGGGGAACTAGGAATCGAACTCGATAGTACCCGTAATAAAATTAAGATAGGAGACGGGACGACTGCTTGGAACTCTCTGCCTTACTTCTTAGACGCTCACGAAGAGGAAGTTGGTGATTACCAAGACTTCCTGGATGCTATATCTGCTCCGTAATTACTGTAATAACACCGGGATATGAGCAGTTTACTCACACAACTAGGGCAAAAAGTTAAAGCCAAGCTTAATAATAAGTTTGATAAGTCAGGAGGATTGATAAGTGGGTCTCTGTCTGTATCACAATCTATACAATTCGGATCGTATCTAGCTTCTGCATTACCCACCGTAGGTACATCAGGTCGTGTTATTTTTGTAACAGATGGTGACGGAAACGGAGGTCCTTGTCTGGCGATTGACGACGGAACGGATTGGAAAATAATAGAGCTTGGTGGTGCAGTACCTACTGTTACTCATATACTTGCGGAAGACGGAGACAGTTTAACAACAGAGGTTGGGGACATTCTTATTGTTGAACCCGTTGCTTGACACTGATAAGTTCTACTAATACTCTTTTTAAACACAACTAACCCACAACAAAGGATTATATATTATGTCTAGTTTGCTTACCCAATTGGGACAAAAAACCAAAGTAGAGCTTGATAAGAAGCTTGCCCTCGCAGGAGGAACAATGACCGGAGCTTTGACGCTCTCAGGTGCTCCTACTGCCTCCCTTCACGCTGCTACCAAAGCTTATGTTGATAGCGTATCTTCAAGTGTATCTTCTCTTCAGTCCGAAGTAGATGCTACTCAAACTGGTGCTGGTCTTGGTACTGACGGTTCTTATTCCGCTAACGGTTCGACCAACTATCTTGGTTCTGTTGCCAGCCTTAAAGCTGCTGACGAAGCTCTTGATAGCCAACTTAAAACTGTTGCTGACGCTGTTACTTCTAACGATAGCGACATCTCGACTCTTCAGTCCAATGTTTCTACTGCTCAGTCTGACATCAGCACTCTTCAGTCTAATGTTAGCTCCAACGATTCTGACATTGCTACTTTGCAATCCAATGTTTCGTCGAATGATTCGGACATCTCCACTCTGCAATCGAATGTATCCAGCAATGACAGCGACATCTCTGCGTTGCAAACTGCTACAGGATCGCTTGCTTCTGACGGTAACAGTGCTTCCTTCTCCGGTGATCTTTCTGCTGCTAACTTAACTCTTAGCGGAAATCTTACTGTATCCGGAACTACTACTTCGGTAAACACCACTAACTTAGATGTTGCTGATAGTCTTATCAACTTGTCCAAGGGTGCTGCTTCCAGCTCCACAGCATCGAATGATGCCGGACTTATGGTTGAGCGTGGTTCTTCGGAGTCAAACGCTGCCTTCTTCTGGGACGAGTCTGCTGATAGCTTCAAGGTAGTTACTACCTCCGCTACTGCTACTTCCACAGACATCTACGGTGACGACAGCTCTGCTGCCCTTGCTAAATTAGATGCAGACCTCTACCACAACGGAACTGAATTAGGAACCGTTGCTCAGTTCGAAGCTGCTTTAAGCTAAGCTTTATTGCTCTCATATCATCAAGGGGCAGTCCAATCGGGCTGCCTCTTTTTGTTTACAAAGATAACAACTACTAATAAACTAACTATATGTTAAGTCATACCGAAGGAAGTAAACTGCACGACAAGATAGCAGGAGCGTACAGTAACAGTATTGATATGATGGAGGATTTAGGGGAGTACAACGCTGCCTTATTAAACGGTGCTAGACAGTTCCTTAAAGATAACAATGTTGTCATGGACTCAGGAATGGGTACACCTTTACAAACCCTGTCTGACCAACTGAATACTTTACCATTTGAAGAAGAAGAAACACCAAGAGATACCGCCCAAGCTACGGGACTTTAGAAACTTTCTGTACCTGGTTTGGAAACACCTAAACCTCCCTGACCCCACCGAGCTACAATACGACATCGCTGAGTACCTGCAACACGGTCCAAAGCGGTCTGTTATCATGGCTTTCCGTGGTGTTGGTAAGAGCTGGATTACGAGTGCTTTTGTAGTACATCAGCTACTGCTGGACCCCTCCAAGAACATACTTGTTGTATCAGCTAGTAAGAATAGATCAGATGACTTCTCTACATTTACCTTGCGAATCATTCAGGAGATTCCCATTTTACAAGGATTAAAGCCATCAGAGAACCAACGATTCAGTAAGATAGCATTTGATGTAGGACCTGCTCCTGCGTCTCACGCTCCCTCTGTTAAGTCCCTTGGTATATCATCACAGCTAACAGGATCTCGTGCTGATATAATTGTAGCAGACGATGTGGAGGTAGCTAACAACAGTGCTACTCAAGGAATGAGAGATAAGCTGGATGAACAAGTAAAAGAGTTTGACGCTATCATAAAACCCTTGGACTCCTCAAGGATCATCTTTCTTGGTACTCCTCAATGTGAGGACAGTATATACAACAAACTGCGAGAAAGGGGCTACAAGAGCCGTATATGGCCTTCAGAGTATCCAGACGATACTGAAGCTATAAACAACTACGGAGGTGATCTAGCACCACTTATAGCGGATAACATAACACCTGAGACTGTTGGTACTTCTACAGAACCTCTACGCTTCACTGACTTAGACCTAGAGGAAAGAAAGATGTCTTACGGTCGGACGGGGTACGCTCTACAGTTCATGCTTAATCCGAAGCTGTCGGACGCTGATAGGTATCCTCTGAAGATTAACGATCTAGTTATCATGGATGTAGATGTGGATGTAGCTCCTGAAAAGGTAGTGTGGTCTAGTGACCCTGATAACTGTGATAGAGAGTTACCTAATGTAGGACTGGCTGGGGATCGATACAGAAGACCTGCTAACACTGTTGGAGATATGATACCGTATACAGGCTCTGTGCTATCTATTGACCCGTCTGGTCGTGGTAAGGATGAAACAGGGTACGCTGTAGTGAAGATGTTAAACGGTCAGCTGTTTGTTCCGGATGCTGGAGGGATAAGAGGAGGTTACGATACTAAGACCTTACAACAACTCGTAGCTATCGCTAAAGATAACAAAGTTAATAAAGTAGTGATAGAGTCTAACTTTGGTGACGGTATGTTTATGGAGCTGATAAAGCCTTTGTTTAGAACAACCTATCCTGTAACTATAGAAGAAGTCAGACATAACAAACAGAAGGAGCTACGGATTGTTGATACCCTTGAACCTGTACTCAATAGCCATCGTCTAATCGTTGACCCTTCCGTCATCACGGATGACTACAGGTCTGCTCTTAGCTATCCTATTGAACAACAAACCAGGTACATG